GGCCAACGTTGCCTGGTACCCGCCCATCTGCCACTGTTGGCCAGGGAGCAGGTCCGTGACGACATTGATCAGTTCACGAGTTGCAAAGAACCGGATCACGTCGCGGCGCGTCTCCTCGTCCACAAGCAGACGCGAAATGTGTGCGGAGTTCACCTCTTGGCCCGACCAGATCGTCTCGGCAACGGTGTATCCGGCGAGACGATCGGTGAAAGTGGAGTACACGCGATAGGTTCCCGTGTACTCCTCGACCATCAGCAGCCCCTTGGTGGCGGGCTGATGAAAAATGGTATCATTCTTGTAGTGCATATGACCTCCGATTAAAATTAACTACCGACTGACTTGTTTTTGATGGGAGCGCGCATCACTCGGGAGATTGCACGCGACATGACGTCTACGCGCACCGAGCCAACGTTAGCGGTCTCGTAACGGAATTGCGACGGATCCTCCAGGCGCGAGCTCGCAGGCGACCACGCGTCCTTCCCGCCGTAGTCACCTGAGACGGGGTGAAGGCGATCGATCTGTCCGTCGCCACCCCAGATGACGGTAGCCACCCCTTGAGCGCGTTTACGACCCTCACCGAGACGGCATTGCCACGTGACCTGGCCGTCCGACACGTACCAGGTGGCCACCGTGTTGGAGTGTAGACCCTCCACGACCTCGTCAACCACCAGTTTTCGGGCGGAGGACACGTTCAGCACGGTCACCAAGGCGACCCCGATCTCGGCCAAGAACGAGCTAACATCGCTCAACCAGGGGAACAGCTCACGGGACAGACCGCCCGATGTGGCGTTACCACCAAGCCGGCCCACCACGTTCTTGAGCGAGTCGATGGTGACGACGCGTACGCCCGCGTTATCCGAGGGCAGTTCGAGGATGGCAGCGGCCAGACTGGCGGTATCCCGCACATAACCCGGGAATGGTTCGCCGTAACGGATGGCCCGGCAGTTAACCGAGGTGCCCTGGCTACGGTTCGCGATATGACGCAAGATCGGTGACTTACCTTCATTTGCGCCCCCGAAGATGACAGTGAGACCCGTGAACAGGGGAATCCCGTCGATGCGGCACACCTCTTGCAGTTCCTCATAGGTCTTGAC